GTTAGCTGCTGATGCACGAAGAGCGTCGGTCTGCCACTCGTGGAACGTGTTAGTTGCTTTTACTTTCTGACAAGCAGAATAAAAAGGAGTTTCTTCGGGAGAAATGTCATAGATGACATCCTGCAAGTCCTCCCGGATGCCGACAGCGTCATAACTGTCGAAGGTGTTGGTTGGCTGTGCCATGATAATTACCTCTCATTGAGAATAAGTGAAAGAGCATCGTTAATGTTTCCGCTCTTCTTCAGCTTTTGTCGAGTTTGTCTCTCAGCGTTAGTGTTTGACGCCGTTTTCTTCGCACCAGCCCTTACAGTTCTCTTAGGTCTTGGCTTGGCATTTTTTTCTGCCTGTTTCTTGCCGGAAATTAGCTCTTGATACTTGATTGCATCGTTCAGGACTCGGATAGCCCGGTGATCCATAATTGCGCTAACTTCATTAGCTTCGTAGCCATAAATCTCTTGCCCCATCGTTACTAAACGGTCTCGGACTTGAGATGCCTTTTGAGGGTCTGCAAACTCAGGTACTACCTGCTTTAGCGTCTCCATCTCTCGCTCTAAATAAGCGCGTTGAGCCATTTGCTGAGCCTGACCCTGTTGCTCCAATACAGACTGGAACTGCTGCATCTGCTCACCATATGCCTTGGCATCTTCATCGTATTTCAGCTTGGCCTCCATATATCCTATGGGGTCGGACTCAAACATCTGACGTGAAGGTTCCTGCGGCGGCTGCGGAAACCCCTGCTGTGCTTGCTGCATCAGTTGGGATAACTGCTGGCGCTCATTTAATAAGGCTGCATAGACTTCTTCGGCCTGCTTTCGCTTAACCGCTGCCTCTTGCATACCTTGTTGGACATACTGTTGACCACTGTATCCTCGCTTGAGGTCATCTAGGCTTACCCGCTCTTCCTTGCCGTCTACCTTGACGGTGTATAGCTCGGGGGCAGATTCCTCTGCTTCATCAGTGTCTTCGTCGTCCTCTTCTTCAGCCTCGTCGTATTCAGCCTCCTCACCTTCTGGTTCCTCTTCTGAGTCCTCCAGTTCGGATGCTTCTTCAGTTTCTTCTTCCTTCACATCTTCATCAAATGCGTCTGGCTGTAGCAAAGAAGAAATGGCCGATTCTATTGTTCCGTCAAGTTCAGTCGTTTCCACGGTACTGAGTCCTCAATCAAGTTTTTTATCAAAGATCCTCTCATCTTGTAAGATGACAGCTAATTGGTCTTCGATTTTTGATAGCCCACGAATTATTTCATGTGCGTTTTCCCGGTCTTCCTTAGAAGAGTACGGGTTTAGAAAGATATTAGCCTGATCTTTCTTAATACTTTCTATTATATAGCAAAAAACGTCATCGTTCTGTATTCGCTTAACGCCAGACGCTAAATCTTTTAGATTCATCTAGGCACCGCTTGCATTTGCTTGATTCGCTCAACGTCTACGGCAGTGCCGTACTTTCCAATAATCTCAGCAGCCCGAACCAATAAATCTTGATCCATCTTATCTCGCGCCAAGTCATCATCCTTAGCTGATTGCTGTAGCTGTAACTGCAGCTTAGCCATGTCATGCTGTTGCTGCGATTGGAGCTTAGCCATATCGGTTTGAGCCTTGGCCTGCGCCTTCATCATCTCAGCCTGTAAATATGCATCAGCCTGGGGGTCGCCTTGAGGCTCTTGCTGTTGTTGCTGCTGAGCCATAAGTGCTTGCTCGGTCTGTGGGTTCATGGGAGAGAAATAACGGTTGGAATTTCTCAATCCATTGAGGGCCAAGATATCAGACAGGGTGTTTCTAATCTGAGTGAGTGACACTAAACCGTTAGACGGGCCATACGCTTGTAGTATCTGAGATTGTATTTGGAACGCCTGCGTTAAGGCTGCGAGCTTCTGGTCTTCTCGACCCGTACCTAAGCCAACATTGACAGAGACATTCATGCCGTAATTCCACGATCGAGGATCCACCGGAACATAGTCAGCCCCAGCAAGCCGCATCATCTCTTCTTCTTCGATATTCTCAGCCATGACTCGAAGCATTAACTTAAACATCTGGCGCATACCGCCTTCAGCCAAGTTCCTCGCCATAACCTCAATCTGCCCAGCCTGGGCTTGTACGGTAGCTTGTACAGCGGCGGCAGTAGTAGACTGAAGGGCGTCCGGGGACAGGCCGGTAGACGCCTTAGTAACGCCTGTTTTGCCCTCAATCTCCATGTCAAAGTATTGGAGAGCGGTAAGCGTTTGTCCGGCCACAAAGGGGATAGCCTGCGGCTGTATAGCGCCCGGCTGTTTAACCCGCACAATACCGCCAATCTCATTATTTAAGAGATCGTCAATGTTGACCGCGCCATCCAATATCTCAAGACGTGGATTATTCGTTAAGGCGACGTTATCCAAGACACCGCGAAGCATTGCGGTAGAGGCGTCCTGATCGTTAATAATCAGATCGGCAACAGATCGGCCATAGAACGTATGCGGCTCAGGGTCTACCTCAAACACGGCGAACGGAATAAATCCACACGCCTCTCGGTCAAGCAGCTTATATGCACTGCCGCCCAAAGTGACCTTCTGCAACGTAGGAATGCCGGTGCCGTCTACATCAATCTTCATGTAGACCTCGGTAATCGCCACTAAGCGCATTGAGGGGTCTTGAACGTCCTCGTCAGAGTAGTCTTCTTCATAGCCTCGACGCTCAAACTCCTCAACCTCAGAGAACGTATCGGAATGCTGAAGGCCGCTAAGTTTTGACACCTCATCGAAGTCATAGCCCATTTGAACAAGCTCACCCACGCGCATCTCTGTTCGGTGGGCAACGCAATAGGCCGAATCCAAGTTTCTGGCATTACGGTCAACAAAAAACTCTTCCGGGGGAACTGAGTCGATGCACATCTTTCCGGTGTCTTTGTATCTCGCAATCTTTAAATCGTAGCGAGGGGACTCCACCTCCATACCCATTTCATCAATGGACATCTCGCTCTTGACGGTCTGCTCAAGGACTTCAATGCCATCCTCAGCCGTTAGGACGGAATACTCCATCTCATTAAGGTCATGAAAATCAAAAGTCTCTTGCTCTTCGTAGGTGTCCCAGTAGACCTTAACAACCCCCACCTTCTTAACCATTGCGTCATGGAACGCATCATTTAGAACCCGGTAGCCATTTTGCTCATTAAACTTGTAGTGCATATACTCGGTGGCTTGCTCTGCCGACTGCACGTCTTCTGGGCCAGATGGGACATATTCAACAGGCTTGTCGGTAGACAGGAAGACTCTCATTAAAGACGGCTTAATAGCGCGAATGGTATCCCTTACCTTGGTCGCAACAACTTTAGATCGGCCATCTTCCTCACCAATATCAACCTCGCCATCAAAGTACCGCTGGGCCTTTATGCGGTCTTCAGCAATCTCTGACTCTACGAAATCCACAGAGTCCATAACCGCCTCACGAGCGATTGACTCAATCTCTTGGTCTGTCATTGGCTTGAGCATTACTGGTTATCCTGTGCTAATAAACCACCCGCTGGCGCAGCAACTTGCTGACCAAATGCCGTTCGGACGCCAGAACCAGCAACATTTGCTATTGCCGCCGCTTTCCTAAGCATCTCGTCTAGCGCCTGATTATTTGTAAGCGCCCTCAACACCATGTCGGGGTCTTCCGTAAGCAATACTCTCGCCACGCTAGCGCGATCTTTATCTGATAGCTGCGGCATTCCTTGCTGTAACTTTTTAGACACAGCGGAGATTATGGCTATTGGGTTGCCTTGGAATGCCTGCATAATTTCTGTAATACTGGTTCCGCTTCCAATCTGACTTGCTGCTGCTTGCTCGGGCGCAGTCATTGAGTTAAATAGCACCTTGTCATATAGCTCTTGAGAGCCAGATGCGATATCTAGCTTACGTTGGATGTCGTCAATACTATCCTCTGGGAAGACAACGCGCAGCGCAGCACCTTCTTGACGATCAGGGTCAGCAAGGCGAGCCATAATACCGGGAGAGCGTCTTGTGCGATTTCTAACGCCATCCATAACACCAGCGCGGAATGCGCGAACTGCCGCATCACCTAACCTCTGAGCCTCTTCAAATTTAATCTCCAAATCATCCACATTCATTGAAAGAGCTTTTCTGCCTTCAGCAAATTGATCTCTTGCGGTTCTGCGGGCGCTTGCTTCGGCACGAACTATCTTAAGGTCAGGGTATTGAGCATCCAGAGCCGCTTTTAGGTCTCTTGCAGCATCGCCTGCATTGGTGGCTCTTGTTCCTGAGCCAGCTTTATATAGATTGCGTGTATGCTCATCCATGACCCTTTTGAGAATCTCAGCGTCTTCTAGGTTTGGAGAGCGCTTTAAAACAAGCGTCCCGGCCTCATCAAAATCAAACAATGGGACAAGATTCCTCTCACCATACAATGAAGACAGCTCATCTCTTGCCGCAGGGAAACGGCTTAGAATGCTCTGCATCTGAGAAGCTATCTCTGGGCTAACGTCAGGAATTGAGCCAAATACGCCCCTATAGGCTTGCTGCTCTAACTTTCCAAGCTCATCATCTGACGCCTTCATCGCTTTTACGACATTTCCAGATATGTTTGGAGCAAGACCTTCCTGAATTCCGCTAACGGCTTCTGCTCTAGTTGCAGCTCTACGCGCTGGCAACGCCTCGGTAATCATTGCGCCTGCTTCGCCACCCTTGCTTCTTAACGCCCTGACGGCGGCTTGCAAGGTGCGGTTCTCTGCCATGATTTTGCCGTCAATAACATCTTGGACAATCTCATCAACAGTTTTGCCTGTGCCTTCTGCCAGCCTTCGCAACTCAGCTTGAACTGCATCGGCGGGTTTATCACCCAACTTCTCGCGAGCAAAGTTGACCATGCGAGAAAATAACCCACCAGTCGCCCCGACCGCTCTCTCCGCAATAGGGCCGCCAACCGCACCAATTGCAGTGGTAGCGGCAGCGCCGGATAGATCATCAATTCCCGGTGGCCTATCTAGCTGGCCAATATACGAGGCCAAACTTTCACCACCGCCTATTGTGGCAAGACGCGCCAATGAAGCGCCCTGCATTCCGGGGATAAACATTGTGGCTATAGATGGAACTAAAGCGCCAGCGATCTCATACGTTAATGCTTCGCCGGGGTTCTGCTTCTTATATGCGGTTAGCTTTTGAGTCAGCTCATCTTTAATTTGACGATATTCGCCGCCGCCCAAAGACTCTGGCAGGAGTGATCGTATAAACGCCTCAACTTCATCAGCATGGCTGTATGTCGCGCCTTGTAGTGTTGCGCGAAATTTTTGCGACTCAGCAACAGCTTCTTGTGCTGGCTCGTTAAGACCTAACTCTTGTTGTGCAGTTTCCCACGGCTTCATTTGTTAAACCTTTTGCCAGCTAGATTCTGCGGTTTCATCGCCGCCAATATACTTGTACTTTTCTCCGGTTTTCGGATCTTGCACAATATCTCCGACCTTTCTTTGTGATAACGCCGTATAAAAATCATTTATGCTTGGCTGAGGGCCTTCATAGCCTCGCAAGGTTCCGTTCTTATTAAAATACTGCGCCATAGCATTTCGTTGCTGTGCGGCCATGCTCATCTGCTCAAATAGCGTCCTTAGCCTTTTGGCGTTCATCTCTGGCAATAGCTTTTCATTATATGCACGAGAAATCAGACGCTCGCCCTCCTTCTCCGTAAACTGCGCACCAAGAACTACACGTAAATTTCTTTGCACAACTTCTTCAACCTGCTCTTTGGCATTTAATGCCTTTGGGTTAAATATGGCTTTAAAGAAATCTGGGGCATAATTAATAGCCTCACCTGTCAGTGGCTGCCCTTGCTCTAGCATTCCCAAAACGGTGCCAATCTGAGCAATTTGACGACTCATGTCAGAACCGCCGCCGCGAGTCCACTCTAAATGCTCCGTAGCATACTCTCTATCTAGCGCCTCAAAGCCCGGCGTAAGCTCTTGCCCACCAATAGTGATGCTTGTACCGCTTGATCCAATAACTTTTTCTACGGCCTCTTTTATGGGCGTACCTGTCGCAACTAGCGCCGATACCTTTTGCTCAAAAGATGTCGGCTTCTCAGGCGCTTTTAAAGCCTCGGCAACGGCAGTCTTAGCCATTGCGGGCTGCTGCAACACTAATTGTGCCAGGTCTTCTCTGCCCACGGACTTTAGCCACTCCGCAGTTCGCGTACCTTGGCCCTTCAAAAGATCCAAGGCTTGCTGAGTCTCAATCTGCGACTGAGCCATGCGAGCGATATTGGGGTCAGGGTTCAGCCTCATCGTGTTAAACGCGGCAGCAAGCCTGGCGCGGTTGGTCGGATCCCCCAGATACTCCATAGCCCCAGAGCCAAGCTTCTCAAAAAAGCCCTTTTTTTCTGGCGCTTGATAAACAGGTTTGCCGGTAACGATGGGCGCTTTTTGTCGTGGATACAGGTCTGTCGGCATCCCCATATCTGCTTGGACAGATGGCCCCATTAAATTAATCAAACCCATTATCCGGCCCCCATCATCATCATTAATTTTTTCAACATATCGCCATTATCATTCTGGGCAGGCGACCCCATAATTCCCGCTCCGGTTGTCATCTCAACAGGCGTTGGTGCGATGGCTGCAGGCCGCCCCATTCCAGGGGTAGACATTTGCATATGCGGCATACTTAGCGGCTGAAGCCCAGCGTATCCAGAGCCTCCCTGAAAGTTTCTCGCCAAAATATCCATCATGCCCTCTTGGGGAATCGGATTGACTGGTGACTGAGCCTCCATAGGACTTGCCGCCATGCTCATATTTGGGCCGAAACCAGATTGGGGTAGCCCAGACATAGCCGCATTAAATTGAGCCTGCATCTGCGACTGCTGGAGCGGATTAACGCCACTTGGCATACCCGTTGGTGCCGGAGCCTGTAGGCTAGCCTGAGAAGGTCTTTTAGCCATTTCAATCAACGCATTAAGAAGGCTCATTAGTGAATCCTTGAATAATCAACCATTAGGTAACCATGATTTCCGCGAATAACGGCCTCCGGCTGCTTCATCGCTACCTCTTGAGCGATAACGCCACGAGCGCGTCCGTGTTCGCCTATGTCGTTACCTTTTTCGTTCCAAGTCCACTCGTAAACATTATGACCGCCCTGGGTTAGGCCAATCACTTTAATGTCGGTTTTTAACTGAATATCAGATGCCGTAAGGCCGAGGGTAAGATAATCAAACAGCCCGGGCTGCCGAGATGTGGTTTGGCTTTGAGGTATCTGAGTAGCCCCTAATGCTTGCGCGTAATATCCAAGACTTTGACCGGGGAATTGGGAGTATCCGGCATACTGGTTTCTTGATGCGTCCATAAGCTGTTGCTGCAGCGCTTGTTGCATTAATCCTTGTTGCTGCATATTGGCCTGAACGCTTTGCGCCTGACCAAATCCCATATTGCCGATATTCGCTAGTTGCTGCCCCGCCGCTAAGCGTTGCCCCGAACCGGCGAGACCAGCAGCTTGATTTGCCAGCATTGCCTGCAAGCCCTGCCCGGCACCAAATTGCTGAGCCTGCTGAAGCCTGTCTGCCTCACTTTGCGCCGCGCCAAGAGCTTGGCTATAGCCCTGCAACCGCAAATTGGCAGCAGATCGAGCCATTTGATCTAAGGCATTTCTACCTAACTCGGACTCCATAATTCCATGCCGAGATCCGCCAAAAGCACCTGCCGACTGCGTTTGAGCACCCAACTGATTGGCCTGCATTAGTCTGGCTCGCTCAATGTCAGACATTACACTTTCAACAACCTGGCTCTCGTAGGGATTAAAAAACTGACTGATCTGCTCTTGGCCTACAGACTGGCCTGTACCCATCCCCATGTTTGGGTCTACCATCATCGGCTGATATCCCATTTCTCCATATGCGCCAGCCATTCCCGACTGAATTGCTTGCGATGCTTGATTAAACATATTTGGAGGCTGATTTGACATAGGGGTTGCAGGCCCAGATGGGGCTGTTTGCACTTGACCGCCACCTTTCCCAGCGCCAGAGCGCATTCTATTTGATCCGCCCGCTAGCTGGTTAAAACGATTTGAAGCTGAAAACGGCTGTGAAAATCCTGCTTCTGGGTTAGCACTTCCTGGCGTCGCCATCATTGGCTGGCCTGATCCTGGTTGTGACATAAGAATACCTGCTTAACTAAAATTAAAATTAAAAGGATTGATTGGTGTGCCGCCCCCAGAAAAAGGGATAGTTGTTCCGTCTGGCAGGGTGATTACATTTTGATTTGGGTTGCTTGCTGCGGTTCCGTAAGGAACAAAAAGCTGATTATACTGTTGCGCTTGTCTAGGGTTTCTAGCCTCAAACTCCGCCCTAGCTTGCTCAAATAAATCACCAGATGAATAACCCCTCACGCCTCCGGCAAATTCTTGGGCTTGAGGCACTCCAGCCATAGCGCTCCCCCCCTGCGGAACTAGTCCGTAAGCGGCAGCAGCATCATAAGAACTTTGCATTCCTGCCTCTTGCATCGGAGTAAAGGCCGCCACGTCAGGGCCGTAATAAGGTTGATACCCAATTTGAGCCGCTTGCCTAGCTCGCTGTAAGTTTTCCTGCATAGCTGTCTCCGCCCAAGCTGGTATCTCTACGCTAGACGTTTGACTGCCGCCTTTTCCGCCACTCATATCAAGTCCTTCCCTAATGTTGTAAACGCTTCTTTGTAGCCTTTATCCTGCAAGACTTTTTTCCACCCTTTTCGGCCTGCAATACTCATCCCAGAACACTCATTTAGCATTGCAAACTGCTCCGCAGAATCGTTCATTGAGATGATAGTTTCCATGTTCCCGCCTGCAAGAAAAATATGTAACACCTTTTTTTTGGGGTATGAAACAATCTCTGTGACCGCGCAGGCGTCTTCGGCGGGCCAAAACTGCATTAAACCAGCTTTAACATTTTCCAGCACATCATAAAAATCGTGAGTGTTGCCACCACAGTCCAAAGCCGCCTCAATCCATTCACGACATCTTTCCATTTCTTCATCAATGCTCATTATATCACTCGTTATTGACTAATTCTCATTATGCTGATCGTTGAAGATGGCGATGCTGGCTCACCCGCTATTGCAGATGTCGTTGCTGATAATGATCCTGAAGAGCTATCCGAGGCTGTCATCGCCTGAAGCACATCTCCCGACGAAAGTGAAAACAATGCAGTCCGCGACACAACCAAGGTGGAATTATTTTGATGTAGCGCGTTTCTCATCGTGCTGTTTGCAACATTGGATCCATTTATTCTAGGCCAAAAAGCAAAATTGACCGTACTGCTAGACGATGACGATATTTCTGCGGAAAACGAAATTAAGTATTTGCCGCTCTCTTCAAAAGTAATTTCTGAGCCAGATATTGGTAAAGACTCGTTATTTGCGTCAGCCGTATATGTTATGGGCGTTGCGGTGTTGGCCGTAAGAGCAATGCTTGAGTTGTTGTAGAAAAATCCATAACCGTCAGCCAATACAATTTGGCGATACTCGCCATTTTTTGATACTACAGGATATCCGGTAGGACTCCATAAAATCACACCATCATCAAACGCGGACTCATTTGGAGACAGAAAGGCTAGTCGAGACCTTATTCTTACCAAATAGTCAGAAAGCCTTTCGGCATAAGGCTTCCATTTATCCCCAGAAGGCGGCGGGGGTCTTTCTCCAACGCTCACCTTTTACCCCCAGGCTGAATGTCTAGCCTCATAGATCCAACTCGCCAATCTTTTAAGTCACTTCCATTTATCCTCATGCGGATTTGACGACCCGTAAAGCGAACGCTTGTGGGGTTTGATGTTGAAAAAGGGCCGTAAGTATATTCTGTGTCAGTAGGATAAAATCTTGTCTTAAAAGTTAAAGAAACGTCCCCTAGAGTTTCCTCATCGGGAATCAAATTGGTTGCCTTTACCACATTGCCGCCGGTCTGAATCATAATAGGGCCAGTTTCGGCAAATGGTGAAACACCGCCATGAGACAGACCTCTTTCGTGATAATACAAGTACCCAGTGTTTTCAATCCACACAGGGTATGAATAAACCCCAGCATCAACTCCTGCTGTCCTTGTGATTTCTCCTATCAGCCAATAACCTCGCTTGTAGTCATAAGCAGCATATTTATTTGGCTCACTAGATGATGCTGAAGGGTAAAACCACCACACCTCTCCGCTTTTTTGGTTTGAAACCGCCCAAACCTTATTCGCTTGAGACCTGTTAATATCATCAAAAACATGATCTAAGACATCACACTGGATTTCTTTTGCGGTTGATCCATCATAAACATAGAAGGCGTTAGCACCCATCCAAAACGCACCATCATCAATGCTAGCAACTGCTTGTGGCGCAATTAATCCGCATCCGGTGCCAACCCTTTCAAATCCGTAAACTGTAGGCGGGCCATTGTAAATCGCTATATGGGCGTCCGTTGACGTTAAAATAAGGGTTCTGCCCCTTACCCTTGCCCCAGCAAGAATGCGTCCGTTTGTTGCTAGCTCTATGTCTCCAGCCTCGTTAGTGGCTAATGGCGTCCATGTGGTGTTGTCCTCTTTGTCGCACCACGACACCTTTCTGGGATTTCCTGATGCGCCAAGAGCAAATAAAAAACGCTCTGCTGTGACTACGATCGCCTGATTTCCAGTTGGCGCGTTCGCTACAACTGCGGCAGGGGTGCCAGCACCTAATTGCCACTCGTAAATAGCGCCGTCTGCGGTAGAGCAACCAACTAAATACTCTCCCCAGTTGTCCAACGTCCAAACCGTTGCCCCAACTGTTGCGCCGTCCGATGTCCGACCCGTCCCATAGGTGCCATAACCGTAAGACTTTCCGCCATAACCAAGGTTCTCACCTGCATCAATTAAGCCCGCGGTAAGTCCTCCTGGTGTTATATCTAAAATTGTGCCATCTGCTTGAATGGCAAATAACTTATTGTAAGTCCCTGTCGCTAGGTAAATTGCGCTTGAGTTAGTAACCCAAGAAACGGCTCCTCTGGCTATTGTTTGAGTGCCAGAGCCGTCGGTGATTTGAATGGCAGTCCCAGAACTGTTGACGTATGATTCCCAGCCACCGATAGGGCGCAAAGAATTGTTTTTCCATCGAACTAAATTGGAATCGTGCCACCGATTTTTGGCATCTAAATCCGTTCCGTGACGATAGATTCCAGGTGGTATATCAAGGCTAACGAGAGGCATCTTAGCTCCAAGTTAAGTCTGGCAACTCTGACGCAATATCGTCAATGCTGCTCGGTATCGGCCTAGCTCCATTTTCTACTTCTTCAAGAATCTCATAACACTTCAGCCATGTTTGATCCCGAAGAGCGATACACCTAGCCGCTTCTTCTGCAAATTTTGCGCTAGTAGAGCTAGCATATCCAACCGCGCTAAACATATCTCTGTAGTTTTTTGTTTGAGCAAACACATCAAGCGTCTCT